CACGCGCCAAGCACTACCGCGCGATTGTGAAAACACTCCCTGACGGGCGCCTTCCAAAGCAAACTGCAGAGGGATTCTGGCGAATTGTTTGGAATGATGAGCTGTACTGCAAGAGGCTTGGTCCGCTGAAGTATCGACGATTTGCATATGCGTCAATCAAGGAAGGGGATAACATTATTCCCCTGCTGGATGATGACGGGCAAAAAATGATTGTCTATAGGCGAAAGAGATGGCCGTATCTGTACGCAAATACCCCGGAGCTGGCCTAAGATGCGTGCGTTGAGCTTTGAGGCCTGCAATGGCTGGATCATCCCCTGGCGGCAACGGCGGCAAACGCGCCTCTGGCGGTTCCAGTGTTGCGGCTGGCCGAGCTGCCAAGCGGCGAAACGACAACAAGCGCGCAATGCAGCGCTGGAACAAGGGCATGAAGAAGATCCTGCCAGAATATTACTCGCCTCGAAACCAGCGCGGGTAACACCTAGGCCTGGCGGACGATGAACCTCCAGGCCTACGCACAGCACCGCCGAGACAACGGGCTGCGCGGCGCAACCCATGTTGCCGTCCTCCAGGCGATCCGAGATGGGCGCCTAACGGAGCCGGCGGCCGTGTTCGATGGCAAGCGCTGGCAGATTGATCCGGTGTTGGCAGATCAACAATGGCTGGCCAACACCAGCACCCGGCCCAGTGATGTAGTGCGCCCTCCTCGGGTGGTGTCCCCCCCTGAGCCCGGTGCACCCGCAGAGCCAGGGGATCCCGCTGAGCCTGTTGAGCCCCCACGCGCCAGGCCGGCTCGGCGGCAGCGAGAACGCGCGGGCGATGGCCCAAGCAAGGCAGACGCAGAACGAGCGCAAGCGGTGTACAAGGCCGAACGGCTGCGGATTGCGTTACTGAAGGATCAGGATCAGGTCGGCAGCATTGCGGACATGCAGCGCGAGGCCCGAAGCATTGCCACGGCGGTGAGAGATGCATTGCTGAACCTTGCCGACCGCCTGCCGCCAAGACTGGCGCCAATGGATGATGTAAATGAAATTCGGGTTTTATTGATTGATGAACTTGAGCTTGCTATGCGGATGTTGAATAAGAAATGAGAGATTCCGCTGCTGCTTATCGTGAGGCGTTTTTTGATGCTTTTAAGCCACCATCCCGGCTGACAGTTTCTGAGTGGGCCGATGCAGAGCGGTGGCTGACACGTAGATCCACGTCTGAGCCGGGCCAGTGGCGCACAGATCGGGTGCCGTTCCTGCGCGAACCGATGGACTTGTTGTCTCCTCAAGAAAAAAAGATTAAGCGTGTGGTGCTGATTTTTTCATCGCAGACATGTGCAAAGACAGAATGCGGCATAAATTTCTTAGGTAGAAGCATAGACCTAGACCCTGGCCCATTCTTGCTGATGTATCCCACGGAGGCGATGGCAAAAAAACAAGTGGTTCAGCGAATTAAACCACTACTAGAAGACACTTCAGCAATAAAAAAGAAAAGAATTACAGACCGCTCTCGCGATACTTCTAATTCGATGTTTCTTTATTTGTTTGAGGGCGACATGATGCTCTCCATCATTGGCGGCAACAGTGGCAGCGCTACTCAGGCCATGCCTGCGCGATATTTCTGGGCTGATGAATGCTCTTCCCTGGCAGTGGAGGTGGATGGCAAGGGTGACCCGATCGAAAATGCTGAAGCACGCCTTACGAACTTTCCAAACCGCAAAACCCTGCTCACGAGCACGCCGGGCGTTGAAGGAGAATGCAGAATCTCAAAAGAATACGAGACTAGAAGCGATAAGAGAAGATACCAAATGTTAATGCCATGCTGCGATACGTTACACGTCATAAAATGGAAGGATATTGTTTGGGATTCACCTAATTCTCAAGTTTTCTATCAATGCCCCGGATGTGGTGAACGTGTCGAAGAGCACCACAAGGCCACCATGCTGGCGGGCGGCGAATGGCTGGCCACTGCGCAGGGTGACGGAGAAACGGCAGGGTTTCACCTGCCGGCCTGGTACTCTCCCTATGGCTGGTTGAGCCTTGAAAAAATTCGAGATGAGTTTCTGAGGGCAAAAAATGATAGAGAGCTTCTGATTGGATGGACGCAGAAACGAGCTGCTGAACCATGGAAGGAAGACTCAGAAGCGCAATTTAATGCGTCTGAACTTGGAAAGCGCCGTTTCGATACAACAAATGGCAACGGATACGCGAAAGACGTAATTCCGCGCGGCGTGCTGATGATTACGGTCGGCGCCGATGTCCAGGGCGGTGACGGAGCCTCAACCGATGGCGTGCATGCGCATATCTGGGGTATCGGCAGGGGAGAGGAGCGCTGGCATCTGGGCTTTGTCCATGTGATCGGCGATCCACGGAAAGAGGCAACCCTTGACCAGTTGCTGCACATTTCCTCAGCCACCTGGCGGAGAGATGACGGCGCGGAACTTGGCGTAGCCCTGTCTGGTATTGACGAAGGCGGTTCCTGCAGTGAGGAGGTGCGGCGCTGGTGCGCAAAGACCGGCGGCGTGTGGGTTCCCGTGCGAGGGTTGCCGCAGCCCGATGCGCCGCTGCTGGGGCCTGGGAAATTCCCTGATCTGAACAGACGCGATAGGCCGGCAAACCGCGCCAGTGATGTGCGGTTTTATGGCGTCGGCTACCGCCGGTCGGTTGATCTCTGGCGGAACCGGCTGGCAATCCAGCAGCAGGGGCCAGGGTACGTGCACCTAGGCGCCGCCGCGGATGACGCGGTGGTGGCCGAACTGTTCCCCTGGGAGCTCCAGCGCACCTACACAAAGGGCCAGGTGATCCGGGCCTGGGTTCTGCGCGGCCGGCGGCGAGACGAGGGCGGCGACTGCGCCAGGTACGCCTACGCGGTCTACCAGCTCGTGGTTCGGCAGCGATTCTCAGCCAACGCGGCGCAGATGTGGGACATCCTCGAAGCGGCGGCGCTGGCAACGATTGGGCAACAGCCGGAGCTGCAGCCGGTTGCCAGGGTCAAGGCTGACGATCCTCGCAACTGGCTGAACAATGGCAGAATAGGCGAGGCCCGTAAAAACTGGCTTAGCCGCTGATGCCTGCCTACACCACCCAGCAACTGGCAGACCTGAGAACCGCGATTGCTGAAGGTGTTTTGCGCGTGCGAGATCCAAGCGGACAGGAGACCGTGTTTCGCAGTTATGCTGAGATGCGACAGATCGAGGCCGTCATGGCGGCAGAGCTTGAGCCCTCAGCAGGTAGAATCAAAAGAACCATCTTCTCATTCAGCAGGGAATAATAATGGGAAAAAAGATTAAAAATAAGCAAAAAAACAAAGTTTTGCAGCCGGTAACACTGGCAAGATATGAAGCTGCAGGAATAACTAGAACCACTGAAAACTGGTACGCATCGGATTCCGGGCCAAACTCTGGGATGCGATATGACTGGCAATGGTTAGTAAAAAGACACCAAGACTTAGCAGATAACGATCCCTTGGCGGGGAAGGCAGTGGGAACGATTGTTAATAACTGGATTGGAGACGGCATAATGAGCACGCCAAATGGAGCGACTAAGAGATACAGGAATCTGTATAATGAGTGGGCAGACATGCCCGAAAGCGACTTTTACGAAAGACATAACTACTACGGTGGCCAGTCGCTAGGGGCCAGGACATGTGCAATACGCGGCGCATACCTGATCAGGAAAAGAATTAACCCTACGCTACTTGAGAAGTACGGCGTTGCCCCGTTGCAAGTGCAAATTCTTGAGGCGGAATGGCTTGATACAACCAAAGACAACGGAACAGATATAATCTTTGGTCAAAAATTTGATTCAAGCGGAAGGTTGGTTGGATACTGGATCAGGGATCAACATCCCAATGAAACCGCTTGGGGGCTGGGATCGTCGATTACATCCCAGCTAGTGCCCAAAGAAGAGATGTCGCTGATTTTTGACTGCCTAAGGCCTGGTCAGCGAATGGGGATCCCCTTTGGCACGGCGGCAATTCTAACCCTGAGAGATATTGCAGATATAAACACTGCCCAGCAATTGAAAGACAAGATTGCGGCTTGTTTCTTTGGTGTAACTCATGGAGACGACCAAACCTACTTAAATCCCGCCGATCCACGGGAAAAAGTAGTTAATGGTTCACTTTTTGATACCATTTCACCCGGAACTGTTGAGCATTTGCCGCCTGGCAGAATGTTTCAGGCGTTTACTCCGCCAAGTTCGGGAGACTTTTCTTCAACACAAAAAATCTACGCGCACAGAGTAGCGGCAGCCTATCAGGTTTTGCCGTGGCAGATCACGGGCGATTTGTCAGAAGTTAATTATTCTTCTATTCGTGGCGGCTGGATTGAATTTCACAAGAGAATCGGCTACCTGCGCTGGAATCTTGCCATCCCCCACCACTGCCGAACGGTCTGCCGCTGGCACGATGAGCTGGCACGAATGGCCGGCATCCTCAAGGGGCCTATGACGTGGGAGCACACGCCGCCAAGGCGCGAGCTACAGGATCCGACGAAGGAGATTCCCGCCCTGATCGAAGCGGTCCGGGCTGGATTTATGAGCCTGTCTGAGGTCAAGCGGTCGTTCGGCTACGTGCCAGAACAGGTGATGACAGAGCTGGCGGAAGACATCAAGGCGGCAAGAGGCGCGGGCCTGGTGCTGTCCGTTGATGGCATGACAGAAAAGGTACAATCGGCACCAAAGCCCGATCAACAGCAGCTACCGGAGGTCAATCCATGACAACGATTCAGCTTTATGGGGATATTGGCTTTGATATTTTGGCCAGCGATGTTGCCGATCAACTGAAAGCCGCTGGCGGGCAGGATGTGAGCGTCCGCATCTTCAGCTATGGCGGATCCGCTGCTGAAGGTCTGGCTATTTACAACATCCTCTCAAGCTACAGCGGCAAGGTCACGACCTACATTGACGGTGTTGCTGCCAGCGCGGCGGGAATGCCGTTCATGGCGGGATCTGAGCGGATCATGCCAGAAAACGCGATGCTGCACATGCACAACGCGTGG